AAAAAAAAAAAAAAGAATAAAAAAAAACGCGTACTTAAATTAATAAGTACGCGTTTTAATTCGAATAAATAACTTATAAGTTATTTATTCTAGTTTCGAAAAATTTAATATTCTCTAATATTTCGTTAGATACTTTATTAGTTTTTACGTATTCTTTATTAGAATTTAATAAGTCTAAATATAGATTTTTTTTATTTTTATCTAAATAGCTATTTAAATCGATTAATAAATTAACTTTTTTAAAACGATTATTTTTCGTAGTATCGTACTCTATATCGATCTTACGATAATCGTTATTAAAAGCTTTCTCTATATTAGTCGAAAATTTAGATTTTTCGTAAATAAAAAAAGACTTCGTTTTATCTCTTTTATTATTAAATAATCTAAATAAAATTTTCTTATTAGCGTATTCTCTAAAAGATAACGCGATTTTATTTTCGATTATTTTATTTTCTATTTTTTTCGTATAGTCTATCTCTCTCGCTTTCTAATTATTCTTAAAATATTTAAAAAAATATTTCTTTTTAAATAATTAATAGAATATTAGTTTATTTTTAAAGAAATTAAAAGAAAAAAAACGTTTAATTCTCGTATAAGTAGAAACTTTTTTATACTCGTTTCGTTCTCGTTTCGTTCTTATTATTCTCGTTTTAGTTTAAATCGTAATATAAGAATAAAGTAATATTAAAAATATCGTAAATATTAAATTTCTAAAATAGTATAAAAGCATTTTTTACTTTCGTTAATTAATTTAATTAATTTATTTATAATTATTTTTTTATACTAAAAAACGTTTTTATTATTTTATCGTAAGAAATTGTTTAGAGCTTTTTCTAGTAATTTTTTTTTATTTTTCTTGATCCCTGCTGATCCCTCTTGCGCCTTTCCTCCTTGATCACCGTTGATCAAGCACACTTCAACAAGCAACTAGCATCAAGCCACATTTCAACAAGGGAGCGATTTCTCGCTCCCTAATTTAGGATTATTATAACTGTGATATAATTTGCTCGAAGTATTTTTGATTGTCTATAATACTTTGAGGTACTTTATTTTTTTTGATAAACTCTCTGTTAGATGAAAGCATTTCCTCATAGAGCTTCTTTTTAGATTTATTGATATACTGAGGCACATCTACTAACACATTAGCTTTTTTAAATCTAAGGTTAGCGGTTGTATCGTACTCGATATCCACTTTTCTATAGTCATTATCGAAGGCTTGCTTGATAGTTGAACTAAGTCTAGCTTTTTCATAAATGTTGAAAGACTTAGATTTATTTCTTTTAGGATTGAACAATCTAAAAAGAACTCTTTTGTCTGCTATTCCTCTAAACGATAGAGGTATTTTGTTTTCTACTAACTTTGTCATATATTTCTACTTTCTGTTTTAGTTAATATCTGTACAGTATATATATTTTTCTACACAATTAAACAAAATAATTATTATATTGTTGTTGATATATATACTCCTGATCCCTGCTGATCACTCTTGATCCTATAATCTTTTGATCCCTGCTGATCACTCGGGCTCAAGCACATTTCAACAAGCCAATTTCAACAGCCTTCAACAAGGCCGGGTTGCTTGCTACTGAATGTTGTGGTCCTTTGCAATCTTGTCTAGGTATGAGGACATCTCATCAGCGTTCATAGCATCAAGTGTTGAGTGTTGTACTTCTTTCTTCTCAATCAAAAACCCTAATAACTGCGACTTCAATCTTATCGCATTGACTGCGGCTGAATACTGCTTCTTGCCACAAGCATCAGCATACACTTTGTCAAGCTTTTCAACCTCTTGTGACACAGACTCACTTGTCAAGCGCCTAGCATCAACCCTCAATCTATCGATGTACTGGATAAGTTTATCCTTCTTTAAGTTGCGGGCAGCTTGTACGTGAGCTGAAGTTTCAGAATAACCTGCGTCAACAGCAGCGTTTCTCTTACCTTTTCCACTAGCTATACCCTCACAGAACTTCTTTTCCATGTGGGTTAAGGTTGCCTCATTTGTTTGATGTAATTGGTTAATAGTTATCGCCATATTTATCCTAATATAGCGATTATTTCAACAATGTAAATTAAAGATTACAAGCCTTAATTATATCTTTATCTTCGAAGTAGTGATCATGAAATTCTCTTCCCTCATTCATAATATATAAATAATAACTACCAAGGTTACTATCGTGATTTAATTCGAAAGTCCCTACCTTTTTATTATTATAATAGATATTACCTTTTTCTTCATCGTAAGAAGTTTTATCTACCACTCCACCTTTTTTATTTTTAAGTATAAACATTTTATTCTCCTTTTTAGTTATTTTTAATTAATTTAAAAATATAGAATAGATAACAATATTAAACAATATTAAAAAGTTTCTATTATAAAATAAGTATGATAAAATACTATTTCATCTGGGTTTAATTTAGTTTTAAAAGCAATAGTAGTCCAATATTTATTATCGTAAAATTCTGAAATAGTTATATTTTTAGATTCATCGTAATAAATAGTTAAAATAGTATCGTCTATATTGTTATTATATATTGCTATCTTATTTTTTTCGTTATAAGTGGCGTCAAATGTCTCTCCTAGGCATTTTTCTTCCAAGGACTCTATATATTTTTTAGTATTCATAAGTTCTCCTTTCTATATTTATTTATTTTAAATATATAGAAAGAAGAACAATATTAAACAACTATCGTTTTATTTTGACTTGTGCGTCTACTCTTTGAATGTTAGTATTTATTTGCTTTTGTAACTCTCTATGCATATTATCGATATGCTCCATAGCTTTATATCTCTTTCCTGCTTCATCAGTATTACTTTTCTCTCTATGGATAAGAGCATCAGCAAGTATTATATCGAAACCTTCAGCAGTAAAGTAAACATCGTAACCTCTATAAATAGCCCGATGAGTAATTACTCTTAAACCATATTTAGTTAAGTCTTGAGGTTTTTCATTATAATCAGCCTTATAGATGATATAGTTTTTTCCAAAGTCTTCAAGATACTTTTTCAATTCATCATCTGTAATACTCCCTTCTTCATTCCTTGTTTCTTCTCGTTGTAACCAAGATAAAGCTACAACATCAGAGATACTATTTTTTGGCATTTAAACCCTCCATTCTAGCCGGTATCACGACTTCGTTATCACATTTATTACAACATACTCCACTCTCTTTTACTGGTTGTGGATTAGCCCCAAACTCAGTAAAAAGTTTATTACATATAACACAAGTCTTTTCGTCAAGATTGATTTTATTCTCTTTACAGAATTTATCAATCAATTCTTCTATCGACCAAGGACTTATATCATCTTCACGAGCCATACGAGATAACATCGAAGTATCTCCCCAACTCCCTTCCATGTAATCAGTTTGATATTTAATATCCTTAAATAACATTTTAAGTTTATCTATATCCATAACTTTCTCCTTTTTATTAATTTAACTTAATTTAAAAATATAAGAGTAAAAATCAAGTTAAACAATATTATTCTTTTCTAGCAACATATTTAGACCACATCTCGTATATATTACCTGTATCCATTCGTTTTTCATTATAGAAATCTACATGCCAGATTGTTACCATTAAGTCATTATCTTGAAACCAAATATCATAACGATAATCTAAATCACCATGTCTATGTGGTCCTTCAGTTAACCTTGCTCCGCCACGTTTTCCATCTTTGGCAATGCAACAAAAAGCTGCAGCATATTCGTCAGCTTCAAATCGTGGAAATTCCCAAGCTGCCTCTTTGGCTTTACTAATCATTTTTAAAGCATTCGAAGGATATCCATCATGATGATAATAAATACTATATGCACCTTCTTTGTCTTTAAATGTATAACATGCTCTAGTTGACATAACTTTCTCCTTTCTTTAAGGGGGTTTGCCCTACTTATCAATTTCGGGTTCCCGCATATTAGTTGCCACCCCCAAAGCTTCCTTTCTAGTTTAGCAGTAGATACCTGGCAGAACTCCTCTAGGGTTTTATACTGGCGTCAACAGTATCTACCTATAATAGCCACAGAGATTTTAACGAAGTCTGTGGCTACTACTACTATTATTATAATAATTAAAAATTATCATAATAAAACAAGTTTAACTTTTTAATGTGTATGTAGATTTTTCAGATTTTCCACCAGCACCCGGAGCATCAATAACTTCTACTGCGATAAAGCCTCTTTCTCTATCCCAATCTAAATCAATTGTCTTTCCCCCTGCTGAAAGGAAATCTCTAATCTTCATGCCATTTTTGTATAAGTTAAATCTTCTCCAGCCACCTGATCCTTCTCTTTTAGGATTTTTAGGTACACAGAGTTGAATTTTAGCATCTCTGTCATACTTATAAGTTCCTTTAAAAGTCTTAGGATCCATAGCTTTAACTTTTGCTTTAGGCTTCACTACTTCAGACTTTTTAGTCTTTAGTGTTACCTTTGGCTTAACAGCTAAATTGATAGACATATTTCTCCTTTCTTTTTTTTATTTATTATCTTAACTTTAACTTGCTAAATATACTATATATACAATAAAATTAAACAATATACATTAAAATTAAGTTCTCACGGCAGCCTCGGGTATTGGTGGTATTGGCATAAAGTAAGCTCCAATACCAGTTATTATCATTGGTATAATTGAAGAGTAGTCGAAAAGGTATTGGTATTGGCTCTTTTTATATTTTTTCATTTTATTTTTTTCAAAAATATTTTCTATATAGTAAGAATGATATAAAGAATGATTAAAAATATTGCTAAAATTAATTTCCTAAAAAACCAGAATAACACTTGAATTTCCTTATAATTAGATTAAGTAATTCTTATATATTATAAATTTAGTCTAAATACAAGTATCGTTATTGCTCGTTCCTATTTATTTCTAGTACAGATAGAACTCCAGAAATAACATTAGCAGTTCCTGCACTAATAGAAAGAGTTTGGGACTCCTCCAGGATCAAAGGTCCTTTCAACATGTTTACAGCAGTATTAGTCACTACATCTTCAATCGCTGCATTATAACTTGTGGTCGTATTATTAGCACTTAATGTTACAACAGTATTCGCTCCATTATTAGTAGTTTGTAAAGTTTTAATAATAGCACGTGTATCAGCAGGTACAGTATATAATAAATTTGTACCAGTATTAGCTAAAGCGAACATTTCATTTTTATAAATATTAGCCATCTAATTTCCTAATAACCACACTTGTCTTTCTCTCTCATCGTTCTGATCTTTAGGGTAAGTAGAGTTTAATATCTTAATCATGTCTTGTAAGTCTTCAATTAATTGGTTAAAATCATTTTGTTTATACTCTACAGGAGCAGAATTTAATCGTGATGTAGGTATCTTTGCCATATTACTATGGTAATTTAATTATCCAATAATGTACAGCGAACTATGTTTTAGTCGGATCGCTATCGTTTGTTAATTCCTGTTCTAGTTTCTTTACCTCTCTTGAGATATTAACCATTTCAACAGTAACTGCGCCATTCGCTA